AACAATCCACGACCAACCCCCATTGACATGTTTTGAGCGGCATTAACACGGCTTTGAGATGTAGCCAAAGCGTTTTGAGCAAGTGTTAATTCTGCAGTTACTTGTGTTTCAACTCTTCTAAGTTGAGCCATTCGTGTTATTGATGCAGTCCGACCAATACTATTGATTTGCTCCTTTAATCTTTGAACCTCTAAGGCTTTTTCAGCTGCAATTGCCGCCAAAGTTGCCTGTGTTGAAACAACACGAGCCTCTGCTGATGTGAGTTCTTGAGCAGCTGCTATCCGCTCTGCTTGGATAGCTGCATACTGAATAGCTGTCTGTTCAGTAAGTTGCTTAATTTTTCCATAACCCGCCATTGTGCTTGTATAAAGTGCTGGAATATAAGTTCCAAGCCAATAAGCACCACCGATCATGGCAATGTTCGTTACTGTATTTAAGTTTTCTGCAAGCAAGCTAAGTGAACCAGAAATAGTAGACGCAGCACCTGTAGCTTGCCCTGATTCTCCAACAAACTTAGTCACAGCATTAGACAACTGAGTGAAAGATTGTCCGATAGTGAAATTAGTTTTTCCAAAATCTTCTTCAATTGAACCTGACATTTTTTCAATTGCTTGAACCATCTTGTCTGTAGTCAATAATCCTTGAGATGACATTTCTTTCAATTCAGCACGAGTTACCCCTAAGCCTTTTGCAAACACTTCCATTAAGTAGCCAGCGTTTTCACTCATCGAAACAAACTCATCACCATTTAGAGATGATTTATCGAAAGACTGGCCTAATTGGTATAAAGCGGCACTGGCTGCTTGAGCACTTGAACCTGAGTTACTAATTGATTTGGAAATAGACTCTGTGATTTTGGCAACTTTCACTTGGCTTAAACCCAATTTTTCGCTGTTGTATTGAATCTTTTGATAGATGGTTGCAGTACCACCCCAAGCCGCACCAGATCGTTGAGCAATATCAAATGTATCTTGCATTGCCACATTTAAGGCTTTCTGACTGGTAGTTACTAGGCGTAATCGGTTGTTAAGATTAGTCCAATCATCCATCTTAGCGATCGCAGTACCAACAGTCACAACCCCTGCCAAATACCCTGCCAACTGACGTGCTGCCACTGACATAGAGTTCATTGAAGTAGTGGCGTAATTACCAGTGCGTTCGATACTTTGTAGCTCTCGATCTAAAGCACGTGCATTACGTGCAGCTTGTTCTGAGCTAATTTCAATAATGAGAGTGCTGCGTTGTTCAGCCATGGCTTTTCCTTTAGGCGTAAAAAAAGCGCCTAAGGGCGCATTGCGGACAATAAAAAACCGACCTTTAAAAAGATCGGTTTTATGGTTTGATGATCATGTTTATTACCACCAGCGTAATGCTGCAATGAGTGTTGGTAATCTAATCAAAATAATCACGATGAATAATATAAATGCAGCTTGCCATAACGTTTTACGCACTTCCCTGGGTGTAACTTTTACAATTTCCACTGTAAATACTCCTAGAAATTTAAAGGTGAATCGGTTATCTTTATTGGACATTAATTGATTTATCCTTTTGTTCTTGCATGAATCAAATGGAAGCTAAAACTCTGAAAGCGCCAACTTTCAGAGTTTTTCTATTTCAGGAATTACTAATTTTTAATTGCTCGAGAGTTTTTCTAAATTGTTTAGAAATAAAACCACTCTAAAATTATTGCGTTAATGTTATAAAACGTATTTTTTAATTTCACGCCTTACAGGGGGTTAATGAATATTTCAAAATTACGTCTGTAGGTTTTGACAAATTAACCTTTGTATGGTTGTCCAAAATGATTCACAAAACATTTTCAATTGCCTTGGATCATTTTTTATTCACATCACCCAAATACTTTCCATCCAACGCAAAAATACACTCAACAAAAAGCCTTCGATCCAAGTCACAACCGTACACATCAAAATAGCTTTTAATATCAGCAAGAGTGAGTGAGTCATGAAACCCACCACCCTGCGGAAAAGCAATAAAACGGCGAGCCTTTGAAATTAAATTAAAGGCTTTAATGATGTGATCTGCCGTGAAACTTGGTTCTAAACGATCAGGTGGTTTTAGACCGAGCTTCTGGTAGACTTCTGCGGTTTTTTCTTCGCACCATTTGATGTTTCTTTGTTCGTAGTGCTTAATGACTTTCCCACTTCTTCAACAATCTCTTCTTTTTGAGAGTCATGGATCACTTTAGCCTTTTCCATGATGAAGACAATAATTTCAAGAGATTGCTTCGAGCTTGTGCAAATCAGTTCAGCATTTTGCGCACTGTATTCGATTGGCTTTTTATCTTTACCGACTAGTCCAACCCAACCAAGCAACAAATGTGAAACAGCACGGTTAAAACCTAATTTGGCCTTAACAGCTCCTTCATCTGTTACTGCCTTAATGCCTGCAAGCTCTTGCTCAGCTTGAATCCCATTGAGTTCAAGTGAACGTTGAAACGATGGCTTATCAATACTCGCAATGAGTAGCTTTACACCATCTTTAAAATCAAACCATTCTTGAACATATTCAATGGACTTCTGTTCTTCGATTTCAATTAACATGATTAAGGCCCCGCAACTACAGGAATACGTGTAAGAGTTGGTGCAACATCCGCTACTGTAAAAGAGAATTGGGTTGTTAATACATCACCAGCGCCACCACTTGGCAAAGGCGCAGATACTTGAACCTTAGGTAGTTTGAGTGTGTATTTATTACCTGCAGTATCTTTCAATGAATATTCAAGACCGATCGGTTCATTTAAGAATTGTTTTTCATAAAGTTCAGCAGTGTTTTTCGACCATGCAATTGTGAAGTTACCACTGCCTTTCATAATGGTTTCTAAGATTGCGGCAACGTTATTTTCATAGTCTAAGCACTTCTGAATTTGCATTGTATTATCGATGGTTAGTTCAATCTGAGTGATGCACATTCCGGGTTTCTTTTCACCATCAATAAGAATGTCACCAGTGGATAGGCTTGTTAATGGAACAGCATCCTCTGCGGGTGTTACGGTACCAGTCGGTGCAACCTCATAAGCTGTGCGCTTCATTCCCATAATTGCGAATTTAGAAGTCACAATACCTCCATCGGGAATGGATAAAGTCCACTGGTTAATGTGGCAACCAGTGAAAACTTGGAAGTTATCGATATCACTAAAGCCGCGAATAATCGAAAGCGTTTTTCGAGTTGTGCCACCAAATGCAAGAACATTGCTATTCCAAATATTGAAGGCAACTAGTTCTAAAACTTTATCTTGAATGCCATAAGCCCATTCAGATTCAATATCGCCTTGCACTTCAACACCTGTCACTAAAGTACCAGCTGCAATTCGTGAATCTTTGATCGTTTGTGATTCAGTAGTTTGTGCTGATGCATCTAAACCATTAGTGGTAAATGCAAATGTATTCCAGGTTGTTGCAATCACACCAGGTGATGCTTCAAAACCAACTCGGGTTATTTGTTTAGCTCCAGAACTCATTAAGTTCTCCTTAATTTAGTCGTAAAAAAACCTCCTTTAAGGAGGTAGGTGATAATTTACCCAGTGGCTAGGTTTCAATCTGGTATTAATTTATTCTTGAAATACTCAAGATTTATTATTTGGGTAAATAGATGTGAATGATAACTTTGTGATATGCCCTCCACATTGTGAGCATTGACTATCAATTGTTGCATAATAGATGCGCATTAGTTCTGAGATTGACTTATTTTCTAAATCAGGTGGTGATCCAGAAGCCAGTTTTATATTATTTATTAACTCTTGGCGCTCATTTTTAAAGCGTAAGTAATCTGTATCCATCTCAATTCACTCTAAATTCAGCTCTAACTATCTTAGCGTAAAAATTATCATCATCCATACCTTGTGGCGCATGGACTTTATAAACCTCAAGAGTGGAAACACCAAAGGATTGTAAGAAGTCACGCCATTTAACACATAGATTAGTCATTTCAATCGTGCCTGTATTCTTTGGTGCAAAGCATTGGATTGATATAGTGCCTATATCTCGAATACAGGGTTTATTTCCAATTCCAGCTATTTGACTGTCTCCATATTGAATATAGACCTTACACCAAAGTTTATTTGATGGTGGATCAAATGGTTTACCATCTGAAGGTTTCTGATTTTCAATACGAAGATTTGTTTTTTCCACACCACTAAATTGACCAATACGCTTGTAAATTGCCAATTCAGCTTCAGATAAGGTCATCATTTATATCTACTCGTAACTGACTGGAAAGTAATTGAATAAATTCCTAGTGGTGCTTGCCCAGAATGTCCATTCTCTAGAGCAATTGCGTAAGGTAAATTATTGCTAATGAAGACTCTCATCCCTAATTGAACGCTCAGTATTTTAGCCATTCCATCTGCAATAGTTGTGGTACCTGATTTATCTATTTTTTGAAAGTCTTTGGTGTAATCGACACTACCAATTGAAACTCGATGATTACCTCTGAAAGCTCCTGTATCGACTGGACTTTTAAGCACAACACCTTGAAGCATTGCAGCAGCGATTTTTCTTTGTAATTCTGAGCCATCACGTAAGACTTGGAGTGTGAATTGTGATGGTCTTAATCCCTTCCAGCTCATAAGTTTCACCCATTAAAAAACCCACCGAAGTGGGCTTATGTTTAGATTAATCAGCATTTAGAGTCTTTAAAAGATCTGTGATTAATAAGTCTGAAACTTCATTTCTTAACTCATAGTATCCATTAAGTTTTCTGCTGTTAATTTCAAGCAAATGAAGATATTCACTATAAGAGTCATTCTCTTCATCACTTATACTGACTTCTTGAAACTTAACCAGCAAAACACTAGCTATGCTGGCAATTTCTTTAATATTACTTGATACAATTCCAAAATATCTTATGTCATCTAAAAGAACATTGAACAATTCTTGTGATTCTCTGATTTTATATATAAATGAGAGTATTAGATTATTATTATCCTTAAATATTCTGTCATTCAAATAAATTGGCAATCTGTCACCGTTAAAATATTCCCGACATTCATCTGGCACAAGGTTATCCATTTCAATATTAATTAAGCAAGCTTCTTGAATGGATTTTTCAAACAACTCAAACTGCCTAAAAACTTTTAGTGCAAATTCGTTTCTAACTTGCTTATTGTGCTGTTCTCTCCAATCACTAAATAAAACAAATGCAGCAACTGGTCCAAGAAAATACGCAGTTAGAGTTAATGAGTTTGTTAATAAATTATATGTCTTTTCAGAATCAAAACTAGAACCACTTTTAGTTAAAATTGCGCCTATCACAAAATATACTATAAAAAATGAAACTGCAGACCATTTCACATAATAAATTTTTTGCTTTAAAGTTTTTTTACTCATGTTGGTCACCCTAATTTTTTGAGTGATTTTAATCGATATAATTTCAACTAACGAGTCGAAGTAGGAACTAATTTTATTTCCCAATCCTCTCCAAATCTTCCATTTAAATATTCATTAATTTCCAATTCATCTTTTGGATAAGTTTGTTCTGTATATATACAGACGTTTCTTCCGCCTGTGATTCCCCATCTTTCAATACCATTTAAGCAATCATTAGCAGTAGTATTTCTCGACAGATAAACTTTAGCTTTACCATCTGAAATCAGTTTTTCTCTGCCACGAATAGTTTTCGGACAGTTTATTTCAGGAATAGTTATTTCTATAACGTAGGCTTGTTTTGTCATAATTCAAGTTCATTAATTATAAAATAATTATTGATTTATAAGCCTTTAAACTAAATTAATCAATAGCTTTTAAACTTTCCTTATTTGGCAAACCCAAATACTTCCGCTTGGATCTTTACCTACGCTCAAAACTTTGAATTGACCACCAGCCACCCAAACATCATCAATCTGAGGCTCTTGACTAACTTCACTTTGAAGCACAGTGGCTTTTACATCTTCAACTTGATAATCAATAGGCTTAACTAAATCTCGCTTGTAAGAGCCAAACACGCCACGTCCAGAGTATTGCTCAACGGTAACAATAGGATAAGTCTGCGTTTCAAAGTCGAAATCACCTGATTGGATTTCTTTAGAACATGTGAAAGTGGTGATAGCATCCGCAAGTTTGGTATTAAAAGCTTTAGCTACTTTGGATTGAATCTTATCTCTAATCATGGCTTTGGCTCTCTTCATACA